TATCAATTATAGTATACCAATTCTCTATTATGTGGTACTGTGGTCTCTCGAAATAATCATCAACAAAAAGATAACCATCGTCTTTAAGATAAGCGCATGCTTTCTCCGCGCACCAGCCGCGGCCTCTTCCGTCGACTAGTATATTATCATATTTTTCAACACCTAAGGTATCGATTATATTAATATAATCAGATAACTGTTTCCTTACCTTCTTACCTGATATTATAGGCTCATTTGGTAAAACTAGTTTGTGAATTACATTGTCAGGCAGTTGGTCGTGAATTTTACTATACCACTCATCCGAATGCTCTACTGAATAGTATTTTTTAACTCTCTTGGAGAACTCAAAGGTGGAGCCTCCTGAGCCCCACTCAAGCATCAGGCCATCAACTTTAATATATTTGTGTATCTTCTCAATCGCACGAGGGTGCATCATTACTTTCATTCTATGTCCGTTCAGTACAATTATACAAACTTTATTTCACAAGCGCCGCCGGCACAGGCGGCTTCGCCTTTCAGATCTGTATTATCCTCTTGTTCCAAGACCTTTGTTAAATCAATGCTCGTTAGCGAGCCTAACATGGCCTCATAAGTTTCTTTTGAGCAGTCTTCAAACGGGGCTTGTGTATACGTTCCCCCATCATATGGTAACACTGATAAGCCATTATAACTATCCCTGTTTTCCCACATCCACTCTCCGACATCAAGCCATTCCGCGTCTTTAATTGAAATAGTGGCGGAGATGTTATGAGTGTTCTGGCCCTTTCGGAAGCCGGGCTTGACCCATTCATCCGTCACACTTTTAACCCTCTTCAAGAGCTGGAGAGCGGACTCTGTCCTCAATATTGACCCTGCTGGGGCTCTTTGCGGAATGGAAATAACTGCAGTAGTGTGAGGGCTGAAATATTCGTCCTCAATTAGCTCTGGGTGGTTTTGCGACAAATAAGAGTATATTGATTCGTTCTTCCCTACTCGGAGGCGCCGTATATAATAATCGTTATGCCACGCGTGGATTCCTGAACTAGTCCCAAGGGTTAAAGATGTGGTGCCGGCTGGCTTGACACATGTTGTTCTGGCGGCAGGCCTGATATCTATAAGTTCAGCAACTCTTGTGTTCTCTTCTTTTACACAGTTGGCGGCTTCCGACATGTTCAGCTTTAACACAGTACCGCTGGCGATGCCCGTCATAGAAACGCCGATTAAAGCGTCCCTTTCGGTGGTTCGGCGCCATATATCTCTCAAATAGTGAAAGTCTGTATAACTAGCTTGTAATGTACCAATAAATGCGGCCGAACGGACTCTCTCATTAAGGTCTTCTTGTGATTCTACATTTGATACATTTACTTCCGTGAGGTTACAAAACTGAAAAGGTCTCAGGCCAATCTCGCAACACGGATTAGTTCCCCAATCCTTATCATTAGAAAAATAAAATCCGGGCTCGCCGGCTCCAGAGGCTTTTACTCTATCCCAAAGGCCCATGAAATATTCCCTATCAATCTTGTGGCGCAACAATACCACAGAGGTGTTCGCGCGGCCGCGCTGTGGATTGGTCTCCCACCAGTTGCCTGTCTTTGCGGCGATCATATCTTCGTCATCGGCCGAGAATAAAGAAATGAGAGCAGCCCTGCGGATGCCGCCGGCTAAGACGGCATCCGCTATATGACAGACCATATCGTGTACCTCGATCGGTGTCAACTTATCTCCATTTTCTTTTTGGGAGAGCATACCCTCTAGCTTAACCAAACACTCTCTGAGTGGTTGTGGCCCGGGAGCTTTACCCCCAGAAGTGATGAGTGCTGCGCCCTTTGGGCGTATATCCGAATAATCGAAACGCAATCTCGAACCACCATGAAAAAATGAACGTGTTAGAGCCTTCACAGCGTCGGCCCAACCCTCAATTGAATCGTTTACCAAAAACCTCCGCGTTCTCTTGGTATTTGGCTTGGTGATTTCTGGCAACTTTTCTATATGGTGCGTCTGCACTGAATATCCGACACCAGTGCCACCAAGAAGAAGAAACATGGCCTCTCCAAAGCAGCGCCAATCGTCGACTGGCATAAACGCGCAATTAAAAATTCGATTCGGGGCAACTTCGATTGGTTTTCCGCCAAACTGCATTGAGCGCATGGACGGTAGAACCTTCCTATCATAAACCATCTTATATGCTTTTCGAATCTGCAGTTCTAGACCTGGGAATTTCTTAAGGTGCATGTTCATATTTCTTGTGACCAACTCACTCCATGTCTCTCTCCTTTCCTGATCAGGTAAGTATCTAGCATACTTCATGTGCACTGTGATTTCTGATAATATTTTATTTGATAATGATTCCATTCTACCCCTCTCCTTTTTTAAACGCTTTGTATTTCTCTTTCAAATTTGCCAGTCGAACAGCCGAGGATTTTTGTATGATATCATTGACAGACTCTCCTGTTTGTTGTAAGACTTTTATTTTTACATTACTGGTGTCCATAAAAATTGGATACACCAATCCATCAGGGCCGTTTCGGTTTTTTGCCACGAATATACGGCCGGTATTAGTATTCTTATCTTCTACTGTTCTAGAAACTGTAAAGATTAAATCTGCGACGAAGCACTTATTGAACGCTTCCGAAATAGACTCCATTGTTATCACTTCTGCGTTCAACCCAGATCTGTTAGTTTGTGAAGCGGTCCAGAGTGGGCACTCACAAATTTGAGCTAAACCTCGCAGCTCTTCGTAAATAGTTTCCAGCTGGTGTCTTTTCTCGTCTTTTCTCGCATTTTCTGGCTTTATTAAATCTCCGTAATCAACTATGATTACATCTGGCGTAAAGTCTCTTCTTTTTAATTTTTCAACGTGATTTTTTATGGTTTGGATACTAGCACTTCGTGTTGGATACTCTTTAACTATAAGTCTTCCAGTGATTTGGCTCACCTCATCATATATCTTCTCCTTAAAAACGGTAAGGTTTTTTAACTCCACGCCAGTGATACAGGAGTCATACCTGCTTGCCACGACGGTGTCCGCTAACTCAAGAGTGTAGTGGAGGACGTTTTTTCCACTTTTAAGGGCTTGGGCGCCGAGATGCACTAATACCATAGACTTACCAGCACCGGTCGGCGCGACGACGACGCCAAGCTCTCCTTTACCTAGGCCGCCTTTTGAAATTTCATCAATATCCCTCCACCCAGTAGTTACCGGATCTCTTGTCTTTTTCATAAACCGCTGCTCGAAGTCAGCCAAATAATCATAACCTAGTGTGTTATCTGACCCTAACTTCAGGGCAGTATCTATTACTTTTGACACTTCATCAAAAGAAGAAGATTTAATCAAATCCACAGATTTTATTAGTGCTTCTTTTAATTTTTGCTTCTTGCAGAAATCAAGAGCAGTATCTTTAATAAAATCAGCACTATCTGGCGTGTGGCCGTTGGCTAGGACCCTTGCATAATATTCTCGGATTCGAACTTTGACAGATTCAGGCTCAGCGTCGAGGCCGGTGCGTATAATGGAATGCATAATATTGGAAGTTGGGTGGACTCCATATTTTTTTCTGTATTCTCTAACCTTTCCAATAAAAACCTTCAAATGCTTTAGCTCTAGAAAGTTTATATCTAGAACCTCGAACATTTGATCGGCGAAACTTCTGTCATTTAGAATTAAATGACAGAGATCCTCTTGGAAAGTTTTTCCAAATTTAGAAAAATTCTTATTTTGATCCATTTGGCTTCCTTTGTTTAGAATATAATATCATATTATGCTATGAAAAGGAAGAAATAATACTATTAAATCTCTGCTCTAGATCCTGCATGTTTACTGTCAATACACCATCCTTAATCATCAATTTTCTAATCTCAGTTTGGTTATATTGCGGCGCATAACCTTCAAAAGTTTCATCTATTCTTGTCTTACACTGGACGGACATCTGAGGTGAAGACAATTGCATTATATCGTAGTTTTCCCTTATCACATTCTCACAATCTAAAATATTTTGATATACTTTTAGTTTCTTATTTTCTTGAGATGAGGACTCTTCTAGGACATCTTCTACAAAGTAATCCTTATTATTTTTCAAAAACGGAAACCTTTTCGCAACTGTACCTAGGCCGACGCGGGGGACGCCTGCAAGATTATCACTTGAATCTCCAGCCATGGCCCGGGCCAGAGCGAAGTTTTTTGGGTGGATCCCATATTTTTCAACAACGCTATTGGTATTAAGTATCTCCTTTTGTATTGGCCGGAAGAGTAATGTTTGGTTGTCCAAAATCTGAATAAAATCTTTGTCCGCGGAGACAATAACCTTTTGCCACTCATCGAACATTTGATTGTTCTTAATATATGAGATTACATCGTCTGCCTCAACTTCTGGTTCCATAAATTGGACGACGGGTGTTTGGTTTAGGTATTCAATTACCCTCATTTGTTGCCAGACCCGGTTGTCTTTTATAGCATTTTCATCGAGACCAACTTGAGACCAATTTGTCCTGGGCGGCTTTCTCCCTGCTTTATAATTTTTATTCATAGATCTGCGTTTATTTGAACCGCCGCGGCCGTCCCAGACTACAGCCAGCATGTCTGGCTTAATCTCTCTTGTTATTTTGTTGAGAATATTAATAAATGTTCTCATCCCTCCGATGGGTTGGCCATTGGGGCTCTTACTGGGATCTACTATGTAGCCTCGGATGAACTGGTTATACGCATCCACTATCATCATTCTTTTCATGTTAATCTACCCACTTTCTCGATTCAACAAAGTGGCTAAACTGATGTTTGAATCTGGTTAAAAATAACCCAATTAGTGTGCTGGATTTATAATAGCCGCAGTGGACGGGCTCAATAACATTTAATCTGTATTTATTCATTGTTTTTTCCATATAAAAAGCCCGGGGTTTACCCCCGGGCTGGGTAGGTGATTAGCTCTCAGGTGGGGATTCTTCGGCATCATAAAAATCAGCTGCATTACCCTCTCTGTTTTTGAATTTCATAATAACATCTTCATCCATAATTGTCAAGACACTTTCTCTAAAATCCTGTTTTTGTAATTTACTTGCCCAAGTCTTTCTTTGAAATTTCTCTTCGGATCCGTCGTTTTTTACAAGAGTAAACCAGGCGCCTGATTGTTTAAGCCTCTCCGAGACCTGGATTGCGTCAAACCAACTCTCCTCGTCTTGAACGCCGATGGACTCGTCACCCCAAAGGATCTTAAAATTACAAGTACGGCCGGCTGTACCGAATCTGGATTTTTCAAGTTTCACTTTTACCTCGGAGCCAATACGATATCCGTTATTATCAATAATAAAAGACGCTTTAGCCTTCCTAGCCGTCAACCACACACGCAATGAATATGCGTATGACATGGCTTTTCCACCGGGGGTAAAATACGGAGTCGTCATTGCCTCGGCTGGTGTACGGGCTGCCATATTTGTTTTTAATTGATTCAACACTAAAAGTGTTGCGTTAGCGTCGGCGATGGGGATGGTTAATTTTGCCATACCCTTTGACAAAATCCGGGGTTTTACCGCCATTGAAGATTGTGGATTAAAGTCACCTTCCATATCCGAAATGGAAGGGGTTAACGCGAGGGAGTCCCAAATAAACAACCACTTATTCCCGGTGGATAATAATTCCTCGATAGTTTCCAATACAAATTCTACTGATTCTGCCTGAACATACATGAGACGTCCAAGGTCGCATCCTGCCCGATCCAGGAACCCTGGATCGAGCGCTGATTCTGAATCAAAATAAACGACGTCGATGCCCATTTTTTGAGCATTTCCGGCGATTTGGGCCGCCATGAAAGATTTACCCGTAGCTTCAAGTCCTGCGATCTCTGAAATTTTCCCAACGGGAATGCCTGCGAGTTTACCTTTACATATGATAGAATCCAGCCACCTTGAGCCGGTCGGGATCCAATCATTCACTTCCGTCGGATTATTATCTTGCAGAGAGTGTGCGACCTCTCTCCCTGCCTTCTTGTTGATAATGCCCCTTATAGCCGAAATGTCTAGGGCGCCCTTTTTTAGTTTTGTTATTTTTTTTGGCATTGAGTACCCTATGCGTTCAACAAATCTTCGAATGCGGCTTCGACGGTGTCCGTAGTCTCAGGCTTGTTACCGAACTTCGAAACTTCAGGCTGGCCTGTGCCAGAAGAGAGGTGTTGGTCCATAATAGATTTCACTTCTTCTGTGCTTTTTCTTTCAAAAATCTCAGAAAAATCAGGGATTGATTCTAACAATTCCGCGCATCGTTCGTCGCCGCCGATGGCATCGTCGCACAAGATTGTCTTCCGCGGGCGTGGGCGGATATCGGTACGCGGGAAGCTGGCTCCCGGGAGCTTGCCGTACATTAGTTTTAAGTCATTGCCCGATTCAGGATCCGTAATATCTCCATAATCAGGGTCCAAGACAATAGTCAATAGCTTTTCATATGCCATTTTGCCATATCCCCAGATTCGAATACCCTGATCTTCCTCTCCTCTTACTAGGACCGGAGAGAAGAACCTCTGTTTCGCAAACATTTCTTTGGCTTCTCTCTTGCTATCCTCTGTTCCCTCATTCCATAATTGATTCGCGAAGTTGCAAGCCGGACAGTCGTCTCCAAAATTTCTCTTCGGACACAGAAACGACTGGCCTCCGATACCATAATGAAAATACCTCTCCTTGAAGGGGTCTCCGTCTGCCATTGAGACAATTCTAATATTATTTTCTCCATCTTCAGGTCTCCAGAAATTTTTCTTTCCTTCTCCTTTTCCATTAAGTTTATCTAACTTCGCTTTCATTGCGTCTAAATTAAGTGCCATTTTATATTACCTCCTATTGGTATGTTGTTTTTTTGCACGTCTGGCTATAGCAGGTCAGCAAATATCCTGACCAACTGTTTATATAATACCTTATTTTCTATTCTGTGTCAATAACTATTTGTTGAATTTTTGGCGAAAAATATTCTGTATAAATATAGTCATCCTCATACTGTGTCGAAAAAATTCCGAAAGACACCTTTGTCTCTTCAGTTATTTTTGATTTTATGCGGTTAGTAATCGACCTAAATAAATTTTCTTCTGTTTTCAATCTGGTTTCATTCAGGCCATAATAATATACTACATCTACTTCCTGGGTAAATGGGAAAAATAACCGGTCATCACCCTCTAAAGAAGATAAGCCAATGGTTGTGATTCTACATGACTCCTTTGGAC